TCGTTATCCTGGTGGTAAGTCCCGTGCTTGCGTCAAGATGGATCCTTATTTTCCAGATCTTCGCAACTATGATGAGTTCCGTGAACCGTTCCTTGGTGGAGGAAGTGTTGCGATTTATATCACCAAAAAGTATCCTAACCTAGATATTTGGGTGAATGATTTGTACGAACCTCTGGTAAATTTTTGGCAACAACTCCAGATGTTTGGGTATGATTTGAAAAGCGAACTAGTTGATTTAAAGACAGCAAATAATACTCCAGATAAAGCAAGAGAACTTTTCCTCCAATCAAAGGAACAGATCAATGACAAAAATGTGTCAAATCTTAATCGTGCTGTGGCTTTTTATGTTGTCAATAAGTGCTCTTTCTCTGGTCTCACGGCGAGTTCATCATTTTCTGAACAAGCCTCCAACGCCAACTTCTCTATGCGAGGGATCCAAAAATTGCCTGCGTATTCTGAACTAATTCAAAAATGGCGTATAACTAATTATTCGTATGATTATCTGATGGATGGAAACAAAGGTGCTTTTATGTATCTCGATCCTCCTTATGATATTAAGGATAATCTCTATGGGCACAAAGGATCAATGCATAAAGGATTTGATCACGATAAGTTTGCTGCTGATTGCGATGCTAACGGTATGGATCAGTTAATTAGTTATAATTCAGATCAACTTGTCAAAGATCGATTTAAAGGATGGTTTGCTGCAGAATTTGATCTTACTTATACAATGCGTTCTGTTGGAGAATATATGCGAGATCAAAAAAATAGAAAAGAATTGCTTTTGATGAATTATGAAGTGTCAAGTAACCTTGTATAAAGCAGGAACTGTTTTTAAAGAAGAAGTAATTGCAAGAGATTACCAAGATGCAAAACAAGTTGCTCTTGCCCGTAATCCTGGAGCAAAGGTAGTTAGTGTAACATCAGTATTTTAATAGGAGATTTATTATGTTTAAATATGACTATAGGTTTACACCTCACATTAATCCTGGAATAATTGAACTTAAATTATACAAATACCATATGGATTTGTTGTGGTCATACATTAAAAAATCCACAGTTAATGATGGATGGGAAATTGATAAAGATAATAATGTCATTAAAAGAGGACCATATCAACAATGGTCTCTTTATGATACAACTAAACTTTTTGAGAATGAAGTAGTAATTCCTGCAGTCAATGCTTACGTTGAACGTTGGGGATTTCCAATGACATGTAAATCTACACATTACCCGATTCCTCGTCTCAATCGGTTTTGGACCAGAATTTCAAAAGCTGGTGAATATCAACCAATGCACTTTCATCAATCTATTTGGAGTTTTATTATTTGGATGAAAATACCTTTTGAGTATGAGGATGAACAAACTGAAGAACTTACAGAATTGTATCCAGAATCTGGAAACATGACTATTTGCTATCTTGATTCTATTGGAAGACTTGCAAAGCAACCTTTTAGATTGGGAAAAAACTACGAAGGAACTATGCTGTTATTTCCTGGAGATTTTAATCATATTGTTTATCCATTTCATACTACAGATGAATATAGGATCAGTGTTGCTGGAGATATTTCAGTTGATAGTATGCAAAGTTTAGATCCATTACCTGTAAATAGCACCAGTGATTTTGCGTATAAAAACTTTTATGACACTGTGAATGAGGAATTAAAATGACTTATGAGTATAGTTACACCGATCATATCAATCCTGGGGTGCTTAGTTTTAAACTAACTAAAGAAGACATGGATATGATTTGGGGTTATATTAAAAGATCTGCATACAAAGGTTGGACTTTTGATGAAGACAATAATGTTATTACAAGTGCAAAACATCAACAATGGTCTTTATATGACACCACTAGAAAATTTGAACATGAAATTTTAATTCCTGCAGTAAATTCATATGTTGAAAAGTGGGGATACCCAATTAATATAAAAAATACACATTGGCCTATTCCTGAATTTAATAGATTTTGGTGTAGATTTTCAAATTCTAGTGAATATCAAAGTCTTCATGATCATCAAGCTGTCTGGAGTTTTGTAATTTGGATGAATATTCCAACTTCCTGGGAGGACGAACAGGAAGGAAAGCTTGGAGAATCTCACCCATGTGCATCTAATTTTTGTTTTTGTTACACTGATTCTGTTGGACGTATAAGACAACAAACTTATAAATTAGATAGAAGTGGTGAGGGAACTATGCTGTTGTTTCCAAGTGACTTTTTACACCAAGTATATCCACACTTTACTTCCGAAGAGTTTAGAGTAAGTGTTGCTGGGGATGTTGCAATATCTAGTATGATGCATTTGGAGCAAATTCCAACTATGACACCAGCAGATCTTGAAGCAAGAAACTTTATTGATATTGTACGAAATGAATGAATTAAAGGACTGGTTGAATTCTATTAATCATACAAAAGATAATTTAATATCTGGTGATTCAACTGCAATTAAAAGTTATCCACCTTATATTATTAATAGATGTTTATCGTCTCATATTGATGCAATTCTTTTTGCAAATGAGATGAATAAAAATCATCATTTAGATAAAGATCTGCAATATTCTTTTTATCTAAATAGTTTGAGGAAAAAGAAGAGATTCTCTCCTTGGCTCCGAAAAGATAAAGTTAACGACCTTGATATTGTAAAACAATACTATAACTATAGTAATGATAAAGCAATGCAAGCATTGAAAATTTTATCCAGAGAACAACTCGATTTTATTAAACAACGACTTGAAACTGGTGGAAGAAACAAATGACTAACAATACTATTGAACCTCAGGTTAATTGGACGCCAAATATGATGGTGGAAGTTATTCTTAATGAACCTGATGACTTTCTTAAGGTGCGCGAAACTTTAACTCGCATCGGAGTTGCATCTCGTAAGGAGAAAAAACTCTATCAATCTTGCCATATTCTTCATAAGCAAGGTAGATATTATATTACTCACTTTAAAGAACTGTTTGCGTTGGACGGCAAACATGCAAACCTTACTGTGAATGATATTCAAAGGAGAAATAGGATTGCAAGACTCCTTTCGGACTGGGGTCTAATTAGTGTTGTAAATGGAGACTCTATTAGTGACATTGCACCACTTAATCAGATTAAAGTTCTCTCTTATAAGGATAAGGGAGACTGGATTTTAGAACAAAAGTATAATATTGGATCTAAGAAAAAAGCATCTGACGATGAATGATTCTGGAGGGGTTGACACCCCTCTTTTTTATGCTATTATAAAGTTAAATTGATATTCAGACCTTAAAACCTTAGTCGGTTTTCAGATAGCAATATCGAACACATCAGTATTCAGCTGATAAAACTTAAATAAGTTTTCAACCTCAAATACTTTAAAATTATGAACCTTTTTGTTTTAGACTGTGGGCAATGTGGCTCGCACATTTTTAATACATCTACAAATGAATATCATAAAATTGAACACAGTGATGTAATCAATTTGAATATTCCAAAATTAAATCATGGCGATCTTATTGTTGTAGAAGAAGCACATATGAGATCTCAAGAAAAAAATAGTCTTGCTCAACCCTTTACATATGAGCAACTAAAAGAACTTGAGCGTAATTCAAAAGAAAAGAATGTTGAGATTAGATTATTTCCACAAAAATCTACTCCAACTGCAAGAAAAGTAGCATCATTGAAAGTTCCAGAACTTTTAGAAAAAACCGATGAAAATGATGTTAAAGCAATTGGGCACTTTTTAAAAGTTTCACCAAATTCTTTTTCTACTCTTAAAAAATTTCGACCAACAACTCTTGAACAGTATTCTGAAAAGAGTAAATATATCTTCGATGCTAGAAATAAATTAAACCAAGATATTAACTTTGCTCGCAATCAAGTATATGGGTTAAAGGATAATGGATATAATGATGCAATTACAAAGTGGATTAAAAAGTATGCTTTGATATTGGCATCTAATCTAGAAAGTTCTGATCTGTGTGATTTTGTGGGACTTGAACTTAATAAAAACGGTAATGCGCTGAAAGATGCTGTAAAAAATTATAAGAGTGAAAAACTTAAAATTCTTTATAATATTGTTAATACAATTTTGACACCTGAAGGGAATTTGCGAGTTCGTCCAGATAATCATAAAGTTCCATATTGGAAATATGCTAAAAAAGTTTATTTTGGTATTACTCCATATCATATGAGCGCAGGAGTTACCGCCTCTAATTATAAGTACCACAAGAGAAAAGCATCGTCTCCCTGCAAGCATAGTTTGAGTCTTGAATCAAAAAATGCAATGAAGAATCTTGATGATTATAATGAAATCAAAAAAGCACGGACTGAAAGTGATAATAAACTGAGAACTGTTTGGAGAACAGTTCGTCATATGATCGTTGAAGAAGGTCTTTGTTAATATTCAAGTAGTAAAATTCTAGTAAGTTTTCACCACTTAATATTCATCCTTCTTCAAATTTTTTAGTCAGTATTCAGCAGATAAAACTTAAATAAGTTTTCACACTCTAATACTCAAAAAATAGTTGGTATTCACATCGAAAAATTTTAATCAGTTTTCAAAGCGTAATATCCGAAATAAAAAGTGCGGGAAACAACATCCCGCTTTTTTTATGATCTTGTATAATTAGTAATGAACGCCGAAAGGGTTCACAAAACACAAACTCGCTTTCAAAGGAGCTACTATAATGTCTACAACAGGACTTATGCGCTATACTGCTGCGGATCTTCCTGCCCTGATGGATAGGATTACTCGTAATAGTATTGGAATGGATGAATATCTTGATCGATTTTTTAATATTCATGAAACAACTTCAAATTATCCCCCATACAATCTTGTTCAAGTTAGTAACGTAGAATCACGACTTGAACTTGCGCTTGCTGGATTTAAAAAGGAGGAAGTACATGTATACACAGAGTATGGAAAACTTTTTGTCGAAGGACAGAAGGAAGATAGGGAATCTGATGCCAACTACGTCCATAAGGGACTGGCTCAACGATCTTTCAAAAGAGCATGGGCATTATCCGATGACACGGAAGTACGGGAAGTCGTATTTGAGGATGGATTGTTAACTGTAAAACTTGGTAAGATTGTTCCCGAACACCATGCCCGTAAGGACTATCTCTAAATAAAATAAAAACAAAAATGAAATCCTTCCACCAGTTTATTACCGAAATTAAAACAATCGGATTTAAAATGGCAAAACCTCATAAAATTTATAATAAAAATAGAGTGACAAATATTGGTGCTGGTAGAGCAGTTCCGAAAAGATCTGCATCGAGTGCTGGTGGTGGTGCTGGTGATGGTGGTGGAGGAGATGAATAAATAATAATGAATATCGTCGGCGCAAGGGCAAGGTCTGGCCAATATCAGACCTTGCCCCATTTTCTTTTTTGTGCTATTATTTAAATAAAGTTTTATCAAAATTATGGCAATTAAATTAGCTGTTGTAAAAACAGGAGAACAGATTGTTACTAAAGTTGAAGAGATGCTTTTGGAAGATAAAGTAGTTGGATACTTTTTTATCAAACCATGTCTAGTAAAAACCAGTGAACCTAAAGTAAATGAAGAAACTGGTGGGGCATCATTCGACATCAAGCTAAGTCCCTGGATCGCTTTGGGTAAAGGAATTAGATTTCCAGTTCCTCTTGACTGGATTGTTACCTTTATTGATCCAGTAGACGAACTGCATAAAATGTATACTGTAGACATTCTTAGAGAAACTGAAGAAACTCAAGAACAATCAATTGTTTTAACCGATTCATGTGAGGATTGCTGATATGTCAAAAGATTCAAAAGTAATTATCTTCCAATCTGGAG